GGGTAGACTCTTGTGCTAAAAAAACGCCTAGTTGTTTATTACCTTTACGCACATTGCACTTAGCGCATATAGCTGCAAGGTTATCCATATCCCACATATCACCCATCTTTGTTCTTGGTACTATGTGATCTACCTGCGTAGCTTCACCACCGCATACATAGCAGATGCGACCATCACGAGCTAATACTCTTAGCCTGATGTCTTTCCACTTCTTACTACCTAATGCTTTGTTACTCAATGCCAACCCTTAGTCTTTAGATGATGTAATGCTTTACATGCGTTAGGTACGCCTTTAGTAGTAACACCATATCTATGCTTTATGTACTTAACTCCAAGTGTAACTTGTTGTAATGGATTTAGTTCTAACATAATGTCGTTCTTTAGCTGTGGTATTCCATATACCTGCTTAGTACCTGTCTTATTACCAATGGCGTTACTGCGCCAATTTGACTCCTTGGTATAAAGCTCATCAATGCACTTATATTGTTTATTGTCATTTAATAAGGCTTTTGCATAAGCCTTTGGTGTAACTGTAATAATGGATTTCTTTGGTTCTGCTTTTGCTGTATCAATCTGTACGACTTGGCTTTCTATGGCTATTAGACATAGGGCTGTCCCAAATGCTAAAGCTAGCGAACTCGCAAGCTCACCCCTACGGGGCTTGCGTTCAGGCTTTGAGAGCCTGTCGCAGGCTTGTAGCATACCAGCCCTGTCAAATCCATTTACAAAACCGCAGGTCAGACGGCGTGTCGTTTCTTTTACTTTACATAATGTAGAACGCTTATCCATAACCTTCACTCCACTCCATCTCACAGTCATTACAGCTGTGAAAGTAGTCTTTGTTATATTGGCTAGTTGTTGTGTTATACCCTAGGCACTCGGGGCATTGATCTTTGCGCATATTGAGCAGCTCAAACCTTCCATTTTCCAAGCCCCACATTTAGTGCAACGGACTGGTTCAGTCATGTAATACCCTCATCAATTCCCCTAATGGCATTAGTGCTACATAGTCCTCGGCGTTCTCGCCTTGTCCGTTCATGCGCAGCACCACAATGCCTAGCTTCTTTGACTCTCTTAATTTTAACTGTCTAATGGCTGAAAGTGGGTCAAATCCTGTGCGAGCCTTGACCTCAATATCAAATGGGATTCCAATTACATCTGAGCCAGTACGCCCAGCCCCTGCTGATTCTGCGTATGGATACCAACGCTTTAGATAGTCAGCTACTACCTTTTGGGTTCTATAACCTCTGTGTTTTCTGTGTTGGCTCATAAATTAGCGGACAGGGTTGTCTTGCGTCCACACACAAAGGAAAGCCCTACGAAAGCCCTCACGCCAACCCGTCCAAACCTCATCTGTTATCAGTCTTGTAAAACCCATTGCCTTTGAATATAGCCGCAGTTGCAGTCCACACCCTCGCCATACTAACTTGACAGCAAAGTGGTGTTATATGTGGCTCATTCATGTTGGCTTCAATTTCTCTACTGCCACCACACATTATGCAGCTATATTCGTAGACTGGCATTTACTTTTGCCACCCGTAATCAATATGGTTAATGCAACCACAACCAACGCATTTAACTAATTCGCCTTCATGCACCATGCGTGGGTCATTACATAGTTCACAGCAGTCTTTTAGGTTAACAACATCAACAATAATCTGATCATTTTCTAGTACCACCTTGGTACCATCAGGTTTAATAAACTCTACATATCCCATGTTTACTCCTTTGGAAATGACCACTTGCCATTAGCAGTCAGTTTGCCCCATACAGGTGGACATTGATTTGCCTTTGTCTTTTCAACGCAAACAAACCCGTAATAAGGCTTACCTGCTTGGCTTGTACCTTCTTTGCGTAGCATCGCACCATGCTTGCAGTCGTAGGTTGTATCAACAACAGTAGCCCCAAGTGCAGCAGCTACATCATCAACTTGCCATTGTGCGGGTTCTGCCTTTTGTTCAGGCGCAGTCCAAGGATTGTCTTTAATATCTTGGCGTAATGCCATTTCAATAGCAGCAGACTTTGAACCAGCCTTACCGTACATAGGCTTTATCTGTTCCATTTCAGCCCTGTTTGCTCTAGGTGCTTTGCTTCCGTCTTTCATGGTTGAGTATTTAGGGTCACCAGTATTGGTTATAGCTCTTGCATAAGCTGAGGTCTCTGCCTTCTCAATAGCAAACTGAGTCGCAAGTGATTCACCTGCTAATCCTGTAACCCAAGGGTCTTTGTCAGCCCAAGTTCTAAACAGGTTAACTTCCACAAATACAAAGCCATCTGAAACTTCATAAAATGACTTCATGCGAAAGTCAGGATTATCTTTTGCAAAAAGTTCTATGCGTTCCTCAGCTGTCATGTACTTATCTAAATCAAAATATGCCATAGTTTATTTCGTCCAATCCTTGTGCGTATGCTTGCTGTTGTTCAAGTGTCCAAGTAGTCCCATCATGCCAAGTCTCGATTTCGTTCCTGCATGACTGGCAATAATTTGTGTACTTGCGTGTCGCCTTTCGGCTTTGGCTAATTGTCGTGAAAATCGCCATGATCTGACCCTTAATTGAATTGACGCCATAACGAGCCTTACAGTAGTCACAGTAGTTTTTAGTCCTGTTCAGTATTATCATGAAGCTCAGCCATTATTTTGCGGTACACGCAGGCATATCCGATGATGTCTTTGAGACTGTCGTCATGGTGCGGAGTTTCGCTGAGACGACTGACTTTGACGAGCAACATGCACATTGCCGCTTGTTCAGGACTAATGTAAGTGTCCAAGTAACCTGACCAAAGTTCTGAGATTCGTCTGTGGTTTGTAGCTGCTGAACCATAGTCTGCACCTCTGCTGCTAACGATTCCTGCAATTTCGTCAAGCCACTCATTAGTTTTTTTCATAATCAAACACCTCATCTAGTGCAACTCGTTCTGTTGCCTTAGCTGAACTATAACCGTTTGACCAGCCTCGTTGTTTTCCAAGTTCAAAGCCTGATTGCCAACCAGCCCAGTATGCAAAATAAACTGCACCCATGGCTAGTACAAAAATGCTGATAGCTGTGTATGTGGTCATGCTGACACCTTTATTGAATCCATAGCTGATTTTGCAGTTGGATATGTTGAACCAACCCAATCAAACTCCCAGCTATCTGAATTGTCATTGATAAACAAACCCCAGCATTTGTAGCCAACATTTTTAACCATGTATTTGTTATCAGCAGATACATAAACTCTGCCAGCTTGTACTTTCCAAGTTGTCATGATTTCCTTTCCTATCCCAAGCCCGTTACTTGCGATAGGACAAATGTCCCACTTAGGGCAGACATAATCAACGGTGTAACCAGCGTGTCTAGATAACGCTTTTGTTACAAAACCCCTATTGCGTCAAAATCGTCAATATGGTCGTCAATGGTGCGGTTAGGCTCTTTTCCCATATACCTTACCTTCAAATATAAAGCTGCCGTCATGGTTAATTGGAATTGTGACCACGCTCACATTTTTACCTTCTACATAAGCAACAGCAAAACCAGTTTGCCAGTTGGCATAGCCCCTTGTGTAAGCCATACCAGCACTTGATAGGTCTACTAGGTTGCCTACCTCAACACCCTGTAAAACACGCCCTAACCGCCCGTTGTGAGCCTCTGAGACCGCCATATGACCCAACCTATGGGTGTGACCACAAACAACGCTCTTACCTAACCTACGAGCCCCATTTAGGGCAGTTTGCCCAGCATTTGTAGACATTGGGAAAGCGTCGCCGTGAACGACTGTCCAACCTTTAGCCCAGTCAAATCCGTATGGGTGAAACTTAATGTTGAGCTTGTCATATCCCATAAAACGCTCATACTTGAGTTCGGGTAGGTTAAGGAAACTTGGTAGTCGTTTTTTAATTGATCGATAAAGTCTGATTCCATGGTTGCTTCCTATTACATCTGTAACGCCTAAATACTGTAATACTTCTTGGGTGAATAATCTGTCCTCATCTAGGTTGCCTACCATCTCGTCAATGGTATTGGCATTGAAACTGCCTAATTGAGGCATATCAATTTCGTCACCAACGCAAATGGTTTGGTGAGGTTTCCACTTACTTAAAAATCTACCTACTGATTTGACCGCAGCCTCATTTATGAACGGGCTTTGGAGGTCACTTATAAAGGCGACTCGCTTCAGGTTTTAGTCCTCATCCTCGTCGTCGTCATGAAACGGGGTAATGTCAGTATCGGCGGTCTGTGGTAACAACCACTCAGGCATACTGTTTTTGTTATCCATTAACCCTAATGTCACTTCAACGCTGAAACCAGCCCTGCGCAATGATTGATACCACTCATGTAGCGCAATGGCGTGCATGTCCATAGCTGTGGTCTCTTTACGAGCCACAGAACGGCGTTTGCGTGCTGGTTTCTTTTTGGCTGCCATGTCTTAATTGTCCCTCGATAGTATGACAAATAGGTCATCAACACGCTTTTCTAAACGGTTAATTTGATCTTTCATGCTTGACCCACCATTTGGTCTAAGTTCATTTAACCAGCCTTTGATTAGGAACTTTAGCCCTATAAAAAAGCCAGTGAATACTGTTGTTATTGCTGCACAGATAGCGGCAATGTCTACCGCTTGCATTACTCTTTAGGTGCGCCGATACCAAACTGAGTATCGTCAGGATTTAAGGCACGCAAAATAGGTGCAATGAAAGCGACAGCAAAAGCCTTCCATAACTCACTTGGTGAAATGTCAGGGTTTGTTACATAGATTGTTGCTAAACAGACAAATGCGCTACGAGCATAGCTGTTGATTATTGCTAAATGTTTGGCTTTCATATTTTGCCCCCTAGTAGTGGTATATCAAAAAAACTGCTGTCATGATCGGAAGCCTTGGTGAAACTGATATGTATATGGTGGTTGTGCTTGTTAATGCCTTTATACTTGCGCCAACGCCACCCCAGCACAGGGCTAGCGATTTTGCCTAAATGGATTACATAAGCGATACGCTTTGAACTTTTCCCATATTGTCTAATCTGATCTGCCAAGTCTGCTGAAATCCCTTTTTGGTCAGATAACCTAGCGTCAATGTCCAAAGCTCGTACGCAACCTGTGGCTGGGTCGGGATTGTGATCTGACTTTCTAGTTGCATGTCGTACATCACCAAGCCACCCATCAGATGAACGCAAGCGTGAGATGAAAGAATCGTCGACCTGCTCTCTGAACTGTACAGCTGATTTGCTAAGCCAAGGTTTCATGCTCGGCATTGCTGCACTCCCAACGGTATTGGTCATTCAATTCTAATTCTGTATGCCCACACTCAGGTTTTGGTGCAATAAAAGCGTCTGCTGAATCGTCATAGGTATATCCGATACCTGCGTAGTTGTAACGGATATTGCTATTGTATGAAGTACGAACACATGGTTGACCTCTAAAATTACCATACCAAGTTTCAGGGTCTAAACCTTCAAGTAACTCTGTTTCATCAACACCAACAATGACTTCAGTAACAACATTATTCTCATCTAAAAATGCGTAATGTGCCATTATGCCCAACTCACATTTCCAGTACCAGCTGTTATTGTTGTAATTTTATTTGACCCATTTGTAGTGGTTGAACCAGTCAAACCTGCACCGATAGTGATTGTAAATGTATTAGGGTATCTAAGTATTACTACTCCTGAACCACCATTACCCGCATAATTTGTTCCGCTGCTATTAGCAGAACCCATTGCACCACCACCACCACCTGTATTAGCCGTACCACTCACTCCAGTTGTACTTCCAGCGTTATACCAATAACCGCCAGTTCCGCCACCACCTGAACCACCTGTACCTCTTGCGCTTCCTTCACCCATACCACCACCACCACCGCCAGCGTAAGTTACTGAACTGCCACTAATGGAAGTAGAAATACCATTACCACCGCTACCTGAACTACTGCTAGTACCATTGCTACCTGTTGCACCAGCGCCACCGCCACCACCTGAAGTTGGTTGTGGTGAAAAAGAATTACCGCCCGCATAACCTTGATTTGTTGTACCTGAACCACCTGTACCTGTGTTTCCAGCACCACCACCTGAACCACCTGTGCGACCATTGTATTGACCAGCGGTATCACCACCGCCACCACCACCACCGCCAGTTGATGTAATTGTGGAAAAAATTGAATTGTTTCCGTTGCCACCATAACCTGTTGAATTAGCTGTATTTGTGCCACCACCACCGATTGTAACTGTGTAATTTTGAGACAAACTTAATGTTAAAGCAGTTTCCAAACTTCCACCACCACCAGTTGAACCAACTGTGCAACGCAACCCACCACCGCCACCACCACCTGCTGTGCCTGAATTGTTGGAATATGCACCACCACCTGCACCACCACCTGCAACGACTAAATAATCTACTGTAATTGTTGGTGGTACTGGTATACCAAAAACCCCAGCCGTAATGTTACCGATCATTAGCCTATTGCACCCACGATAGTCCAAGCGTTAGCACCTGTACGGATTGCAACGGCTGACTTGTATTGTGCCAAGGTAGGGGCAGCGGCAACTGCACCTGCTGAAGTGATGGTTACACCTGAGCCAGCGGCAAAGGTTAATAACCCTGCGCCCGTGTTTAGAAAGGTAATCGCTGAACCAACTGCGGCAGCTGTAAGAGTTGAATCAGGTGCAATGGTTACAGTCTTAGTAGACGCATTAGTTGTTTGAACTAATACCTGATAAAGGTCTGTATTGGCTACTGTGTAAGTAGAACCTGATTGTGGGTTGATAGTGAAGGTAACCAAGCCATTAAACATAGCTGCGGAAAGAACATCACCTGTTGAAGCTGGAAAACCTGTTGCCATTGTATTACTCCTTAGTAGCTTAGTATATCATCACCGAGGACACCATAGGTGGTATTCCCGATTATGAACCCATCAGTTATAGGTTCGAGTGTGACTGCGGTACACAGCATGCGGTTCGGGGTAATATCCCAAGCCAAACCCTGAATTTGTAAGTTTTTGGTAATGGTTGACCCATCAGGCTGTATATTCGAAATGTTGACATTGTCAAAGTATTCAAGTCCTAGCATTGTGTCAGTAGGCACAGCTGTGTCTAATAAGTCCACAGTCATCTCGTCAATTCGGATGGTTGTATCTGAACGGGTAGCCACATAAATACGGGCTATGTTGTTAGCGTCTGTGTCTGTCTGTACGACTAAATCATTGTAGTTAACGCTGTGAGGAAAATAGGTCGCAACGCTACCTGCGTCCTCTGCAAACTGGGCAGTACCGCCAATACGGGTAATTGTGGCTTGGTTAATAATAAGTTTGTCATCAAATGCAAACTTAAGGTTTTTGTAAGGTATGCCAGTTGTCTGATTGAACTCAATGGGTGTGCCACCAGCTGAAGCAATAACATTGGCTCGGTTCTTGAATACTGCCTGACCCTCGGCGTTCATAAAAAAAGCACCTTGCTCAGAAAACTCTGCATTGATAATGGCAGTAAGGGCTGTACGGGTTGTGGCTGGGTCTGCTTGGCATAATGAATTGCCAGTATCTATTGAACGCATGCCATTAGGAAAGGAAACTGTGTCTAATATCTTGCCTATGCGTGTGCCAGTATCCTGTCCGTTGGCTGAGCCTGTAACGGTTGTAATGTTGGCAAGGTTAAACAAACGGAAACCATCAACAGCTGTAATGTCTACATAAGCCACTTGCTCTGCTTGATCATAGGTGTAGGTATAGGTTGTGGTATATCCGCTAAATAAATAATAAGAGACTCCGTTGTAGGTGCTTGATATTCTCATTTTGCGTAATGGTGTCAATTGCCCATACAGGTCTGAACTTGTGTTCTGAGGATTGAACCTGCCGTCTTGGTCATAAACCCTGACTGTTGCGCTGCCAGCCTCGTATGTGTCTCTGAGGATGTTGCGACCACGCTTAATTTGAATACTGCGTGTGATGTCAGTCACATCAATAACTAATGCAGGTGCA